AACAATTATGACAAACTATTGTATTGTTATCTATTTGTTCTAATAACAATTTTCTAGTATCTTTTTTTAAACTTTTCTTTTTAGAATCTGCACGAATCTTTCTATCGTCTGGATAAAATTTTAAGACAACCAGTTCAGATTCACCACAATATTTACAAGATTTATCTCTTAACTGTTCGTTAATCCATTTATCTTTTAATCTACGGTGTCTTCGTGCAACTTTTCTTATTGTATTACGGTATTTTTGATAATGTTCACTCATATTTATATTTAGACTTGGTATAAAAACAAACATACAAAAAATGATTTTTTATAAATATAGTTGTAGTAGATTAATAAAACTATATAAGGAGTAGAAATATGGGATTTCAAGTTTCTCCAGGCGTACAAGTCAAAGAAGTTGACCTAACGAATATTGTTCCTGCTGTTTCTACAACTATTGGTGCTGTTTGCGGCCCCTTTGAAAAAGGGCCTGTAAGTGAAATAACAAGTATCAGTTCCGAAAAACAACTCGTTGAAGTGTTTGGTAAACCAAATGCAAACAATTTTGAGTATTTTTTCACAGCTGCAAACTTTTTACAGTATTCAAATTCACTAAGAGTTGTAAGAACTGAAAGCGCATTGAAAAATGCATCTTCTGGTGGTTCTGGTATCTTAATCAGAAACACTTTGCATTATCAAGAGTCTTTTGCAGATGGACAAGGTACTCACGGTACTTGGTCAGCAAGAACGGCTGGTATACACGCAAACGGAATTAAAATAGACATTTGTGATAAAAACAACTTTTCAGAAATGTCAAATAAACAAGTTAATGATGCTTCTGCATCTGCAGCTGAAACAACAATTACAATGGATGCGATTGCAACTGGTGATTTTGCAGTTGGTGAAGTTATAGAATTTTATTCAAATGCTGGTGGTACAGTTTTTGCAACTGGACATGAAGCACAAAAATACGAAATTACAGCAGTTGATTTTTCTGCTGAAACAATTACATTTAGACAATTAGATGACCCTGCTGGTAGTGGATTAATCGCAGACCTAGCAGACGACTCATATGTAAAAAGATACTGGAGATTTTCAGATTTATTTGATACTGCTCCAGGCACATCTGAATTTGCAACTGCAAGAGGTGTTCTTGATGATGAAATACACATAGTTGTATACGATTCATCTGGAAGACAAACTGGTTTTGATAACGATGTTGCTGGTGAGAGATTAAACTCTGTACTAGAAACATTTGCATTTGTATCAAAACACCCAGAAGCGAGTACACCTCAAGGTAATTCAAATTTTTATCCAGATGTAATTTACAGAGATTCTAAATTTGTCTATTGGGGAGACCATCCAACTGCAGCTATTGATGCATCTGGTGACTGGGGTCAACCTCTTTCATCTGATTTATCAGTACAAGGTTCAAGTGCTTTTAATAAACTTACAACTGGTGTAGAAAATGTAGATAGGTCTACACTTGCAAATGGAACAGATGATTATGCTGTTACAGATGGTGAGCAACTTACTTCATACGCAAGATTTGATGACGGTGAAGCAGTTGATGTAAACTTAATTATGGCTGCAAAAGCAAGTTCAACTCTTGCAACAAACTTAGTAACTATTGTGGAGAAAAGAAAAGATGCATTAGTATTTATTTCTCCAGAAAGAGCTGATGTTGTAGGTGTTGCAGATTCTAACACACAAACTACAAATGTCAAGAACTTTTTTGATTTACTTCCAAGTACATCATTTGCAGTTTTTGATAGTGGTTACAAATACCAATATGATAGATTTAACGATGTATATCGTTATGTACCATTAAATGGTGATATTGCTGGTGTAACTGCATTTACTGAATCTGTTGCAGATGCATTTTTCTCTCCTGCTGGTTTTACCAGAGGTCAAATTAGAGGTGCAGTTAAACTTTCATACGAACCTAACAAAGACCAAAGAGATACATTATATAAAGCAAGAATTAATCCAGTCAACTCATTTCCTGGCCAAGGTACTGTGTTATTTGGTGATAAGACTGCTCTTGCAAAACCAAGTGCGTTTGATAGAATTAATGTTAGAAGATTATTCATTATTCTTGAAAAGGCAATCGCAACTGCAGCTAAGTTCCAACTATTTGAGTTCAATGATGAATTCACAAGAGCTCAGTTTAAAAATTTAGTAGAACCTTTCTTGAGAGAGATTCAAGGACGAAGAGGTATTACTGACTTTAAAGTAGTTGCAGATGAATCTAATAACACTGGTGAAGTAATTGATAGAAACGAATTTGTTGCTGACATTTTTGTCAAACCAACAAGGTCTATCAACTTTATCACTCTTAACTTTGTCGCTGTAAGAACTGGTGTTGCGTTTACAGAGATAGGAGGGTAATTAGATGGCAAATATTAACGATTTTAAATCAAGACTTGCTGGTGGTGGTGCTCGTGCCAATCAGTTTAGGGTAATATTACCTCCTCCAGTCGGACAAGTAACTGCAGCTATTAATACTGAACAATTTGCATTTCTGTGTAGGTCAGCATCTTTGCCTGGTCAAACACTTGCTGAAATTGCAATTCCATTCAGAGGTAGACAACTTTATGTTGCTGGTGAAAGAACTTTTGAAGTATGGACTACACAAGTATTTAACGATACAGATTTTGGAGTTCGTAGAGAAATTGAAAGATGGATGAACGGTATTAATGATTTAGTTAATAATACTGGTGCAACCAACCCAGCTGATTACAGAGTAGATATGATTGTTCAACAGTTAGATAGAGATGATACAATTCTTCATCAATATGTACTTGAAGGTTGTTATCCTCAAGCATTAGGTGCAATAGAACTTGCATATGATACTAACGATGCTATTGAACAGTTTGATATTACTTGGAGATATGACACATTCAGAGTCACAGGCATCAATTTATAACTCTATAAATATAATAATATAAAGGAGTTGTAGATAATGGCTGAGTTTTTTGGTTTTGAAATAAAAAGAAAAGAAAAGGAGTTGGGGGCAGTAACGCCTCCAGCTACTGATGATGGTACATACGATATATCTGGTGGTGGTTTCTATTCCACAATCCTAGATACAGATGGTCGTTCTCGCACAGAAGATGATTTAATCCGAAGATATAGAGATATTGCAATACAACCAGAGTGTGATAGTGCAATAGAAGATATCGTAAGTGAAGCAATCGCATCTGATGAAAGAGATATGTGTGTATCTATTGCATTAGATAATTTACAAGTTTCTACTTCAATTAAAAAAAGAATAAAAGAAGAGTTTGAAAGAATCCTTCAATTATTAGATTTTAATAATAAAGCACACGATATTTTTAGAAGATGGTATGTTGATGGAAGATTATTCTATCATAAAGTTATTGATACTAAAAGTCCAAGAAAAGGTATTCAACAACTTCGTTATATTGACCCTAGAAAAATTAAAAAAGTTAGAGAAGTGCAAACTGATAAAAAGGGTGGTGTTGATGTTGTAAAAAAATTCAAAGAGTTTTACATATATAATCAACATGGACATCAAGTTAATAATACCTCTACTGGTGTTAAATTAACATTTGATTCAATTTCATATTGTCCATCTGGACTTATTGATATGCATAAAGGTACAGTATTATCGTATCTTAATAAAGCAATCAAACCAGTAAATCAATTAAGAATGATTGAAGACTCTGTGGTAATTTATAGAATATCAAGAGCTCCAGAAAGAAGAATATTTTATATTGATGTAGGTAATTTACCTAAAATAAAAGCAGAACAATATCTTAAAGATGTTATGAATCGTTATCGTAACAAACTGGTATATGATGCATCTACTGGTGAGATTCGTGACGATAGAAATCATATGTCTATGTTAGAAGATTTTTGGTTACCAAGAAGAGAAGGTGGTAGAGGTACAGAGATTACTACACTGCCTGGTGGTGCAAATCTTGGTGAGATAGACGATATTACATACTTTCAAAGAAAGTTATATCGTTCATTAAATGTTCCTATCTCAAGATTAGAAGCAGAACAAAACTTTTCATTAGGTAGGTCAACAGAAATTACTAGAGATGAATTAAAATTTACTAAGTTTGTAGGTAAGTTAAGAAAGAAATTCTCTGTAATCTTTAATGATTTACTTAGAACACAATTAATTCTTACTGGTGTTATTGCAGAAGAAGAATGGAAATCAATGTCTGAACATATACAATTTGATTTTTTACAAGATAACAACTTTACTGAATTAAAAAATGCTGAACTACTTAAAGAGAGATTAGAAATGTTATCACAAGTAGAAAACTATGTTGGTACATATTTCTCTAAAGAGTGGGTTAAGAAAAATGTATTACACCTAACAGATGATGAAATAGGTGAAATGCAAAAACAAATGGATGGTGAGGGTGACGATAACGAAGAAGATGGCGATAATAACTTTGAACAAAAAGGAGATGGTAATGAGCCAAGAAAAAATAAAATCAATGGTTGATAATATAGTTAATGGTAACAATTTAGAATCAGAGTCTGATTTTAAAAATGTTATGTCTGATAAAGTTGGAGAAACTTTAGAAAAAGAAAGACAAACTATTGCAAAAGATATGGTAACATCACATATACCAGAGGTAGGGGACGATGAGGTTTGATAATTTTTACTCTAAAATAGTAGAAAAAGACGAACATAAAAGAAGTAAAGAATATAAAAAACTGACTCCTAAAATGAAGAGGGCAGTTGATGAAATATTCAATAAAATGGATTCAAACTCTTCAGATTTTATAAATAGTTTTGAGAACAATATTAATTCAGTTTCTAAGAAACACAAAGTAACTAACAAAGAATTGATGAGTTATTTTGAAAGAGAAATGTTAACGATAGGAAAGTAAAATGGCATATGTATCAAGATTATTAAAAGATACAGACTTTGAAACAGTCGTTCATGTCACAATTACTGGGACGAATGGTACTGCAACTGGAGTTGTAGATGCATCTGCACTTGCTGGTGCTTCAACTGACCCCAGACTTGCGATAGTGTCTTGCACTTGGAGTGTAAGTTCTACTACTGAAATAGAGTTTCACGCAGATACACCAGTAACTGCACTCACATTAAATGGTAATGGTAATTTTAATATTGGTAGTCAACAACTACCACCACTTACAAATAATGGTGGAACTGGAGTAGACGGTGATATTGATATGGAAAACGATGCAGCTTGTGTTGGTTTTGTCATTATGAAATTAAGAAAAGTCTCTGGTTATAATAACCTATCATAAGGAAAGATGAATGAAATTAATATCTGAAGCATTAGAAGATGTAAAGTTTCTTGCAGAAAAAGATGATAATGGTAAGAAAAATTATAAAATAAAAGGTATCTTTATGCAAGGTAACATAAAGAATCGTAATGGTAGAGTTTATCCGACTGATGTTTTAGAAAAAGAAGTAAAAAGATACTCTGATAAATTTATTGCAAATAATCGTGCATATGGTGAACTTGGACATCCAGAGGGCCCTACTGTTAATTTAGATAGAGTTTCACATATGGTAACATCTCTTGAAAGAGATGGAGATAACTTCATAGGTGAAGCAAAAATTATGAGTACACCTATGGGTAATATAGTTAAAAACATCATGGATGAAGGTGGAACACTTGGTGTTTCTTCTAGAGGTATGGGTAGTCTTGAACAGAGAAACGGTGCAAATTATGTAAAAAACGATTTTATGTTGGCAGCTGCTGCTGATATAGTTGCAGACCCTTCTGCACCTAAAGCTTTCGTAAACGGAATTATGGAAGGTAAAGAATGGGTTTGGAATAATGGACTTCTAAAAGAAGTTGAAATAAATGATATAGTTGAAACTATTGAGAGTTCTGTGCGTAAAAGACTTCCAAATGTGGAAGCACTTGCGTTTGCAAAATTTCTTAAAAAGTTATAAAACTATAAATAATAATGATAATAAAAAACAAGGAGAACCTTCAATGTCAGAACTAGATAAGACAATTGAGGAGTTGGAAAAAGAAGTCGTAGCGGAACTAGATGAAGCAAACGGCAAGCAACCGAATTCTACTGGTGGTAAGGCAGACCCTATGCCAAAAATGAAAGATGGTGAGAAACCAGAGGATGTAGGTGGCCCAACGCCCGAAAAAGATGCGAATATGGTTGGAAAACCAGATTCTGCAAAAAAAGTTAAAAAAGATACTTCTGCACCGACTAAAGGTGCTGTTCCTCCAGAACCAGCCGATAAAATCAAAGAAGGCGCTCACGAGGACGATGAAGAAGAACCTAAAAAAATGATGAAAAAAGATGATGAGGAAGACGATGATGACGATATGGAAGAAACTGTATCAAGATTATCTAAACTTTCTAAAACTGAACTCATTAATCAATATACTAAAGGTATGACTAAATCTGCACTTGCGAAGGGTATTGCAGAAATGGAACACCCAGATAAAAAGAAAAAAGAAAAGATGAAAATTGGTGCTTCATATGCTGAAAGTATTGATGTCAAAAAAGATGTTGATGCACTTCTAGAAGGTGAAGACTTTTCTGATGAGTTCAAAACTAAAGCTGAAACAATATTTGAAGCTGCAGTATCATCTAGAATTTCTGAAGTTAAAGAAACTTTAGAAGAACAAAAAACTCAAGCTATTGAAGAAGCAAAAGAAGATATGGTTGATAAAATTGACTCATATCTAACTTATGTAACTGAAGAGTGGAAGAAAGAAAACCAACTTGCTATTGAAAGAGGTCTAAAGGGAGAAATCGCTGAAGACTTTATTACTGGTCTTAAATCTTTATTTGAAGACCACTATATTGATGTTCCAAACGAAAAATATGATATTCTTGAAGCACAGACTAAAGAAATTGAGGAACTAAAAGCAAAAGTAAACGATTTAATGGAACAAGATAAAACAGCTAAGAATAGAGTTGGTGAACTTGTTCGTGAATCATTAATTTCTGAAGTATCAAAAGATTTAGCAGAAACAGAAAAAGAAAAATTTCATTCTTTAACTGCTGATGTTGAATTTTCTGGTGAAGAGTCTTTCAAAGAAAAACTATCTACTTTGAAAGAATCATACTTCCCTTCAGAGAAAAAAGTTGAAGAAGTGTTATCTGAAGACGCCGAAAGTCCTAAGACTATTGAAGCAGACTCAGATGCAATGGCGGCATATACGGCTGCAATTAATAAAACCCATAAAAGGGCAGTAAACAAATCGTAATGATAAATATAAGTAAATATATAAGGAGAAACTAAAATGTTTCAAACAACACATTTACAAGAGAAGTGGCAGCCCGTTCTAGACCATCCAGATTTACCAAAAATCAATGATGCTTACAGAAGAGCCGTCACTACTGTTATTTTAGAGAACCAAGAAAAGGCACTCAGAGAAGATGCTTCTTTCTTGTCAGAATCTGTTCCAGTTAACGCAACTGCGGCTGGTGCTAATCCAATGGCAAATTGGGATCCAATTTTGATTTCACTTGTCAGAAGAGCTATGCCTAACTTGATTGCATATGACATTTGTGGTGTGCAACCAATGACTGGCCCAACTGGTTTAATCTTTGCAATGCGTTCAAGATTTGATGACCAGTCTGGTGCAGAAGCACTAGTAGATGAAGCAGATGCAGAACATTCTGCTGATAACGCATCATCTTCATTAACAACTGCACAACAAGGTACTAACCCAAGTGTACTTAATGATTCACCAGAAGGTACTTATACTTTTTCACAAGGTATGACTACTGCACAAGCTGAAGCATTAGGTGATAGTTCTCAAAACCACTTTGCACAAATGGCTTTCTCTATTGAGAAATCAACTGTAACTGCAAAGTCAAGAGCACTAAAAGCAGAATACACAATGGAACTTGCACAAGACTTAAAAGCAATTCACGGTCTTGATGCAGAAACAGAACTTGCAAACATCCTTTCTGCTGAAATTCTTGCAGAAATCAATAGGGAAGTAGTAAGAAGAATTTACAGAACTGCCGTAGAAGGTGCTGCTGTAAATACAACTACTGCTGGTACTTTTGATTTAGATACAGACTCTAACGGTAGATGGTCTGTTGAGAAATTCAAAGGACTAATGTTCCAGATTGAAAGAGATGCAAATGCAATCGGTCAAAAAACTCGTAGAGGGAAAGGTAACATCTTATTAGTAAGTGCTGATGTTGCTTCTGCTTTACAAATGGCTGGAATTCTAGATTACCAATCTGCATTAAACAACAACCTACAAGTAGATGACACTCAAAACACTTTTGCTGGTGTATTGAATGGTCGTTACAGAGTATATGTTGACCCATATGCTGCGAATGTAGCTGCAAGTCAATACTATGTTGTTGGATATAAAGGTACTTCACCTTATGATGCTGGTACTTTCTATTGCCCATATGTTCCACTACAAATGGTGAGAGCTGTTGGTGAACAAACTTTCCAACCAAAAATTGGTTTTAAAACTAGATACGGTATGATTGATAACCCATTCGCAGTTGATGCTGGTGCATTAGCTGATAACAACGATGCTGGTTCTTCAAATACTGCATTTACTAAAGAAACTAACCAATATTACAGAAGAGTTAAAGTCGCTAACTTAATGTAATAACTACAATCTACCACACCACTAAAAAGGGGAGTTCGCTCCCCTTTTTTTTTGTTTATAAATAATAGTATGACAGATATAAACGCACTCACGAGACAACCAGAAGAGATAGACTATTCTGCACCGAGTCAGTATAGGTTCTCTATTATACAATTACCTAAAGTACAATTCTTTACTACTGCGTGTAATATACCTGGCGTCAATATGGGTGATGCAATATTTCCTACACCTTTCAAAGATATTCCAGTTTTACCAGATAAAGTAACATTTGAAAATCTAGAAATAACTTTTTTAGTAGATGAAAAATTGCAAAACTATCAAGAACTTTTTAATTGGATTATGGCGATTGGATTTCCAGAAGATAGAGCTCAGTTCAAAAGTTTTAGACAAGAAAATGTAGACCAGTTTCCTACATCTCAATCAAAGATAAATGCACCATCAGATACACCTAAACCTAGAACACCAGACGGTGCAATGTATTCAGATGCAACATTAACAATACTATCTAATAAGAATAATCCAGTATTAAATGTAAACTTTTCAAATGTATATCCAGTATCACTTTCTGCGTTACAATATACAAATGACCAATCAGACACTCAATATATGAGTGCAACTGCAACTTTTCAATATCAATTATTTAAATTTGAATCGTTATAAGACTTGACAACTTTTTAATTATGGTATATAATATCTTATGGATTTAACAAAAATACAAGAAATGTTTGATAAAGATTCTAAGATTGATGAAACTAACATCAATCTAGAAGAGACTAGAAGTCCAGCATTACTTAATAAATATTTAAAACTTTATACTAATTTTAGACTTATGTTAAGTAGAGCTGAAACTGATATGAAAATATTAAAAAAACAAAAATGGGAATACTACTCTGGTAAATCAGAGAAACCATTTGAGTTAAAAATTCTTAGACAAGACATTCCAACATACTTAGAATCAGATGAAGATATGGTTAGATTACAATCTAAACTAGATTATCTTAAAGTTGTTTCTAGTTATTTGGAACATATTGTAAAAAATCTACATAGTAGAGGATTTCAATTAAGAAATATAACAACTTGGATTAAATATACGGAGGGTGCATTATGAGTATATGTGAAAATAGTTACTATTATTTCATAGGTGCATTAAATGACCAACAATGTAATGCAATTATAGAGAGAGGGTTATCTGACATGACTCTCACAGAACAAAAGAGTGGTAAACACGCTACAGATGCTACCACTTTTGATTTTAGACAAAAAGGTGGTGAAACATCTAATGCTGGTAATATTGCACAAAATCATTTGACTGCACAAGGTAGAAGAAAAAAAGGCATCAAAGAAGAAGATGTTTATGTTAGAGATACTAAAGTTGGGTGGTTAGCAGATAAATGGATATATGATTTGATACACCCATATATACGAGAAGCGAATCAAAAAGCAAACTGGAATTATGAATGGGATTTTTCTGAAACTTGTCAATTCACAGTATACAATCCAGGCCAGTTTTATTCGTGGCATACTGATGGTGGTTCAAGACCATACATACCATTTGACCCAACAGTTGAAAAACAAAGAAGAAAAGATAGTGACGGTAATTATATGATTGCAAAAGATGAAAATGGTAAAGAAGTAAAGTTTGATAAAACTTATAGAGACGGAAAATTTAAAGGTTTACCAAGATATATTCCAGCGCCTGGTTTTGTGGATAATCCAAATCAATTTTGGAAGACTAGAAAATTATCTGTAACGGTAAATTTAACTAATCCGAAAAATTACAAAGGTGGTAATCTTAAATTTGATTTAGGGCCCCATATGGGTAATAAAAGATATCACACTTGTACAGAGATAAGACCAAGAGGTTCTATTATAGTATTTCCATCATTTATACACCACTTGGTAACTCCAGTTACAGAGGGGACTAGATATTCTTTAGTAATATGGAATTTAGGAAAGATGTTCAAATGATTGATACAGTAAAATTTTTTAAAGAAAAAAAATATGTCTTGATTAAAGAGATGATACCAAAAGATATTGCAAAGGTAGCAACTCAATATTCTCATTATGATAGAGCAAGTAATTTTCAACCAGAATCAGAAGGAGCTCAAATTCCAGGCAGTCACAGTGTTTATGGTGACCCACTTATGGAAACACTTTTGAATTTTGGTAAAAATACAATAGAAAAATCTACTGGATTAGAATTATGGCCTACTTATTCTTATTATAGATTATATAAGGTGGGTGATGTGTTAAAAAGACATAAAGATAGACCATCTTGTGAAGTATCTATTACTTGTTGTTTAGGATATGATTATAAAGGTAAAGAAGATTATAACTGGGGTATGTTCGTTGGCCCAGAAGATGGTGAAAGAGGTACAAAGGGTAAGATGATTCCTATGGAGCCTGGAGATGGAGTAATCTATCGTGGGTGTGAAGTAGAACATTGGAGAGAAGCTTTTAACGCACCGATGGGTGCATGGCAAACACAAGTATTTTTACATTATGTAGACAAAAACGGCCCATACGGTGATTTTTGTAAATTTGATTCTAGACCAGCACTTGGTCTTCCACACACAACGAAAGATATGGATAAAGTAAAAGCTGCAAATGATGTTGATAAAAATGCACCTTCTAAACAAAAAGACATAGACTTTCCAGAATTGAACAAAGAAGAAGTACCTTATGAAAATAGAGAAGAAAAATGAAGTATACATACGAATTGAAACAGAACCACATATTGCAAGAGAACTCTCAGAATATTTTACCTTTGAAGTGCCTGGTGCAAGATTTATGCCCAGTTATAGAAACAAAGTATGGGATGGAAAAATACGATTATTCTCAGTTGCTACTGGACAAATCTATCTGGGATTATTACCATACATCAGAGAGTTCTGTAAACGAAATGACATTAGATACGAATTAGATTTTAATACAAGACCAGAAAACTTAGATGAATCAACTATTAAATCATTTATTAAACACCTTAAAATTCCATACAAAGCTCGTGATTATCAGATTTCTAGTATTCTTTATGGTGCCAGAAAATGTCGTGGTCTTTTTGTTTGTCCTACTGCATCTGGTAAATCGTTAATCATTTATGGATTAACTAGATGGTGTCATTTAAAGAATCTTAAAATATTGATACTTGTACCCACAACAAGTTTAGTAGAACAAATGTCAAGTGATTTTATTGATTATGGTTGGTTAGAATCATACATACAAAAAGTATATTCTGGTCATAGTAAAAAGATAGAAAAAGATG